ATGTCAATCTATTTTTTGCAATTAGGCTTTTTTTATTTTTGGCGGTGGGTGAGGGGGTAAGGAGACCCCGTATGCGGTGGCGGTATCCCCCAGGGGCGGCAGTATCACCGCGCAGGCCACGCCGCGCCGCTACTTATATATGATATAGTATGCCACCCACCTTGCAAAAAATCTTAAAAAAGTTTTGCAAAAACCCTTGACAAGTAAATACAATCGGTGTATGATAGGACCATCAAAAGGAACCACCCACCCAGGCCCACAGGCCACCAGGCAGAAAGGAGCTGCAACATGAAATATGATACCATCGTCAACAAAATCCAGCGGGATTGCAAGCCCGTCAAGCGTGGCGGATATATTTACAACATCATGCCCCACGTCGTGGACACCAACGGCAACAGCGACGGCAACGCGCTATATCGGGCAGATGCTTGGGACGCCGCTCACAGCTACTATATTGACTGGCAGTATCTGCGCTGCATCTAAAAAAGCGCCCTGGGGGATGGTGCGAACATCCTCCAGGGCAAGGACCCAGGCAAAAACCGCTCAACCAAGGGCCGTAACCATCTTACCACGGCCCGCCGAAAAAGTCAAATTGGAGGGCTTGAAAATGCTAAATATTAACGACATCCGCACCGCTATCGAGGCCAAACCCGCTCGCAGTGCGTGGGACAAGGGGGTAAAGGTGTACGCCCTGGAACTGGTGGACGATCTGGCAGAGGCCATTAAAGGCGGCTGTTTTGACGCTGAGGACCTAGAGGCCCCTAACCTTCTGCGCCGCCAGCTACTCAACGGTGCCAGCGACTGGCAAGAGTACAGCGACGGCGGCTGCGCCCTAATCTACGACCCGGACATAGCCGCCAGGCTCTGCACCCCATCAGAACTCAAAAAGACCCGCAACGGCACACGCAACCCGAACAACCGGGAACACTGGCTTGATGTACAGGCGCGGGCGCTCAGACAAGCCGCCAATTTGATTGTTAATGCGGCGAAAAAGGAGGCTTAACCATGTTTCTACACATCACTTTTTCCGACGGCTCCAACCATTGGGTAAAATTCCGGTTAAAAGACGGCGAAAGTGTCAGAAAAGAACTAAAAAAGTGGCAAAATAATTACAATATTTGCGGCTATTGGGTGACCGCGGGCTTTATGGCCACCGCCACCGAAAAGCACCCAACGCCAGAACTTTTTGAGGAGAAAACGCCATGAGATACCAGGTAGTAACCTATTCCAGAAAGTTTGGAATTGATGAAAAGTTGGATTTTGACCGCAAAAAGGACGCAATCACCCACGCAAGACACTATGGACGGCGAGAGAAATACGACTACGCCGCCGTCCTCGATAGAAAGACATTAACCGCTATTGTAATTTTCGGGGACATTGATGCGCCTGTTTTTTCTGACAGTGTGGAGGTGGTAGCCCTATGACCTACACCACGCCCGCAGGCTCAAAAAGCCGCCTTTACAGCACGATTTTACAGCAGCCTCACACACTGATAGCAGGGGCCACAGGCTCAGGCAAAAGCGTCCTTGTCAACGGCCTGATCTACACCGCCCTGTACAGTCCTCCAGGGGAAGGCCCTGGGGGACTCTCCCTTATCCTTTGTGACCCCAAGCGGGTAGAGCTGTCCCGCTACAAGCGCCTTCCCCACGTCCAGGCCCACGCCCAGACCGTCCCGGACATTCTCCGGGCGCTGGAGGCAGCCGCCGCAGTCATGGAGGCCCGTTTCTGCGACATGGACCGCCGGGGCCTAGTGGAGACCGATAAGGGGCATTTGTACTGTATAGTCGATGAATACGCTGACTTAATGCTGAATTGTACCAAAACCCAGCTAAAAATAGTCCAACACCTGGCAGAGCTAGGTCGCGCCGCCCACGTGCATTTGATCCTAGCAACCCAGGCCCCCAGCCGTCAGGTGATAACAGCTCCTATAGCCGTCAACATGACTTGCAAGGTGGCGCTGCGCTGCGATTCTGCGATAGAATCCCGCCAGATCATAGGCGAGAGAGGCGCGGAGGCCCTGCCCACCTACGGCGACGCTCTGGTAAAGATACCATCCCACGGTGTCACCCACTACACCGGGATACGGATGTACACCCCGGAGGAAATCGCTGCCCACATCACCTGGTGGACCTCCCAACATCCGAGGCCCTTCCACTTCTTCCACCGCCCAGCCTAACCGCAGGGCGGTTTCTTTCTGCCCAAAGGCATACCTTCTATTTCTTGTTTTAAGGCACCTCTAAGCGATTCTAATTTCAAACGACAAGTTTACACCGCCAAACTTCCAAAGCCGCTCCACGGCCTCAGAAACGAACCACGCAACGCAACGCCCCCACCGTCAGAGGGGGGCGATCCGCCACCATCACTAGCACCGATAGAAAGCCACCATAACCCCGGCCCGAACCAGAATCACGGTCCAGAACCCCGCCCGGGCCATTTCTGCGCCATTCTGCGCCCCAGCCAATAGAAAGCCCTAGAACGAGCCGAAACCCGTTCTAGGGCTATTTCTGCGCTTTCTAGGCTATTTCTTTTGGGCAATTGTCATAATAGCGCATTGCTGTTTCTGCTTGTCCCACCAAGCACAGCTATCAATGCAGTCAGTAATTGCTGTGTATGCTCCAAAATGGGCCAGGTGTCCGGCGGCAAGCAAAGGACACGTTTTTATTTCTCTTTCTGTCATCTTATTCCTCCACCACAGACCCAATGATCTTGTCCTCCAGCGCCTTTTGATCGCTTTCTGCGCCTATGGCATTATCTGGACGAATTGTAACATCCTGGACATCTTTGTATTGAAACAGGTTTTTCCCAATAAAAATACCAGAACCGGGATTAACTTTGCCATTCATCATATAATCGACCCATAATTCTTCCAAAATATTGACAGCTTTTTTAATGATGGCGGAGTGTGTATCGCTTCTATATTCCCCTGTTTTCCACGTTTTTACGGTATCTCTATCCACACCCAACCAATTTGCCATACCGATCATATTAGGCTTTCTGTCGTTGTCAATGCAGAATTGGAAATATTGCATAATACGATCTTCTACTTGCTTAGGGTCTGATATGTCGATTGGAGGAAGATCAATCGAGGCCATAGCGTAACGGAGGTAGCGGGAATTATCACCAGGTTCTACATTTTCTTCCCCGAAGTTTTTTTGAGGATTAGGCACCCAATTTCTTTTTTTCTTGACAATCTGGTTAACGGCCTGTTCGGTATTTTCTGCCGGTTGTTTCTTTTTTGGCAAAATATCACCTTCTCTTATTTGCTTTCTGGCTCATTGGATGAGCACAGGCTCAAAAAATCATCTTTCATTTTGGCTCTTAGTTCTTGGGCAAAGGAGACAGCAGCCATTTCATGGGTCCACACAGGCCGTCCCATTTTCTGCTCGATATATTTATGGACCTCGTTGAAATTGCACATCAGGTAGCCGGTGTAGGCGGATATGATGATTCTTTCTTGGTCAGTCATTTGGTTTCTCCTTTCTGCAAGTTAAAATAATCCTAATTTTATCATACCACAATTGGACACGCCGTGTCAAGCCCTTTCTGCGCTACTCCAGATACTCCAATTCGCCCTTAATATCGTCCGGCACGTTCCCACTCCAGACGTAGGAGTTTTCCAGGATGTAGTTGTTATACGTAGCCGCCGTCTTATTGGCCCGCATCTTGGCTTGTTCGGCCCAGTTTTGTTTTTCCTCGCTGTCGCTGTCCCTGTACTGCTGCCAGGTCAGCTTGTCCGCCTCATAGGACGAGACCATAGCCCGGCAGGTGTCCTCCACCTTTTTGCGCGTCTCGTAGCTTGTAGCGTCATCCACTTTCTGCACCGTTCCGAACCACAAATTCCATGCTGCCCGCCCAACGTGGGTACAGTTGACCCAGGCCGCGAGGCTCACCAGCAGCGCAAGGATAACGCCAGCCACGATAAGTAATCCCTTTTCTGTTTTGCTCATGTCAACTGGCCTCCTGCACAAGCACCGTAGGCGTGTCCAACTCAAAGGGAATATCAGAGTACAGATAGATACCAGTCCATTCCACGTACTTTCCGTCCGGCGTAAAGAAGAAAATACCGTTGTCGTTCTCCCCGTATGAGCCATCTACATCCGCAAGCCATTCATTGGTATAGTGATATTCACCTGTTTCCTCGTAATACTCACTATCTGGGGAAAGAAAACTGTTGAGGCTGGATACTTTCCCGTCCACAACAAACCGCCCAACAACGCCGCCCGCATCGGTGAACAGGACAATGTACCCCAGCGGCTTGTCCACCTCGCATACAAGGGTGTTGGCCTTTTCCCGCTGCCCGTTCACCCAGTAG